ACGTATTAACTTGCGACTGCCAACAATTTCAACTGGCCAAGTTAGATTTTTCTTTTCAAGCCAGGTATCATGCGGCATTAACGCACCTAAAACCCATGCGCGTTTCTTAAGTGACTGATTTAGCGGGACTACAGGACTTAGCGTTGGGACTATTGTTGATGTTGGGTCTAATGCCTCAATTGGACCAAGTTCCTTTGGCATACGCTTACGCACAATAGATCTATCGCCAAACGAGTACATAGGACAAACTGGAACCATACCAGCGGACCAACGCTCAATTAAAAGATCCTCGGCAGCTTGAACAAGTCTTTTCTCCCAGGGTTTAATTGTTTCATCGTTATCCATCATGTAATAACGTTCAATGTAACACTTCTTTGCCGCATCTGGACTTACTGCACGCACTCTTTCAAGTGCAGCCTCAATGTCTGCGCGACTAAAATACGTTGCGCCTTCGTCACCGCGATGTTCAGTTCCAACAAGCAGATGTTTGTACAACATCTCAGGTTTGCGAACTAGTGCCTTTGCTCCATTAAACACAGTATTAAACTGCCAATCATCAAAAAATCCAACACAAGGTAGTCCAGACGACAGTGTGTAAAGCGCACCCATTGCGCCTTGTCGGCCGTTAAGCGAGTTTAATGGTGCAAGATTGACCCAGGCAACATCATATGAAGACAGATCCTCGCCGGGAGTTACCTTACGCCAATCAACTTCATGACCTAACTCACGCAACGCCTGTGCAATAGAAGCAGGCACGTCAATTTTTTGTATCGTCCTTTTTTCAGTGTTTATCTGCAGTGCAGTAAACCCTGTCATTAAGACAGATAACTTTTTCATAGTACTCCTCTCGTGCTAAGTGTGTTTAGCGCGTCACCTACGCATAATATACATAGGTGACGACTAAACGCACTTAGAACGGAGAGGCAGGTGCCGCCGCTACTGGTGCAGGTGCAGCCGCTACAGGCGCTGCAGCTGGTGCAGGTGCAGGTGCAGGTGCAGGTGCAGGTGCAGGTGCTGGTGCAGCAGATGCTGCCGCCGGTGCAGCAGATGCTGCCGCCGCTGCAGCTGCGTAATACATCTTGATTTCATTTTTCTTGTTACCTTGCCAGGTACGTGAACCTACCTGTGCACGGAACGAGCGTCCTTTTAATGCTGCTTCAATTTGAGCATTTGAAGGATTAGATGCAAAGAACTCGCGGCCAAGACCAAGAGCTCCCATCTTGCGGAAGAACATTCCGAGAGCTGCAGAGTTATCTGGTGTAACTACTAAGTTATCCCAGATTAGTCTCTTTGCGTGAGCGCCAGTTGTTACCTGTGCTTTAACTGCAAACATAGTCTTGCCTGATTGCGAGACCTTTGCTGTAGCCTCTACGATAGTTAGATCATAGTCGCCATCGGGTAGAGGTTCATAACTTGCTGATTCACCTGCGTCTTTAACGAGGTCGCCCCAGTTGAGAGTACTCACTGATTAGCCTTTCTGTTCTGTTGGTTGTGGTTGTATTGGTGTCTTTGGACCAAACACGACATCAAGCATACGCTCAATGCCGAGATTCTCTTGTTCTACGATTGCGCCAAGACGACCTTGAACGCGCTCGCCAGCTTCGTACTCATTGGTACGTTCTACGTACATGCGTCGCACTTTATACGGAGGTTGCAGTGGATCTGGGTTTGGTAAAGATTCGACTGTCAACGCTCCAAGAATATCATAAAAATATGGTGCTTGGATTGCTAACTGTCCTTGTAGGTATGGACGTGAACGTCCATCACTTGAGCGTGCCATTGCAGTTAATACAACAGCTTCGAGTGGGTTAGTTGGATGCATAGTTAAGTCACGTAGATCGCGCAGTAGCGCACCCATGTGACGAAGTAGTTCACCCCACTGTTGCATTTTCATTTGTTCATTGCCTGCAATTGAGTCCATACACTTAACCTGCAACTCAGATATTGAGTCAATGATTAAGCTTTTGAACTGGTGTTTACCTAGTTGCAGCCATTGATACGTCTTTAGAACTGTATCGTAATCACGAACGGTGACAACACACGTATCCCAGGTACCATCTGCGACAGGCGGTTCCTCGCGCAGTGGGTCCCAATACTTAACTATGATTGGCAGAAATCGATGTCCGCCTTCAACGTCGAGCATTAGTCGGGGATACGGTGCTGTGACAGCAAAGGTGGACTTTCCAACTTTAGACTCTCCATACACCATCATCGTGAGGGATCGTTGTACTTGTGACATGCGTCACTCACTTCCTTTCTTCTCTTCTGTTCCGTAGTATCCATATGGATCTCCTACATCGAACATTTCACTGATTGCTTGTTCGGCGGCGCTTCCGTCGTCTAACAGTGGGCATACAGTGAAAAACTGGCATTTCCATTTGCAGTCGCGACTTGGGCGCGGATATGCAACGTAGCGATGATCTGCACCTGCATCAAGGTCATCGCGTGTTTTCATTAGGTCAGTTAAAACTCCGTTTACTCTTTGCCAAAATGAACGTAAGGCAAAGACATTGTGACGTACTTCAATTTGATCAAAGAATGGTGGACGTGCATTTGTGCTTCTTTTTACCTTTTTTAACAAGGTAAATATTCCGCCTTCGCTTCTTTCACCGTCTTTATTTTGTGCTGCCTCAAGTAACATATATGTAAGTATCTGCTCATTCATGTGTGCCATTGCGCCAAAGTCTGTAAATGATCCACCGACAGTCTTAAAGTCGCGAAACATGCGCACACCATCAGCCTTACGACGGACACGCATATCAATCTTTCCTTGAAGTTCTACGCGTCCCTCAAGCATTGGCATTGAAATAATTTCCTCAGTAGAGATCATCTCTAGCTCTGAGTCAATTCCGTTTTCCTCAACCCATTGCAGGTAACCTTCAAGCATGATGCGTCCAAGCTCTGCCTCAGAGTCAAGGTCGTAAGTATCACGAAATGAATCTTCTAATACCTTGCGGTCCGTTGCAACTAATATAGAGTGCGCCTCTAAAAGTGGAATACCTTTCGAGTAGTAATCATCAAGTGCCTGGTGAATGCGGCTTCCAAGTGCGAGCGCGCCTGTCATCTGTTGTGTTTTAGGTTGTAAGCGTCTGTAGTAACTTAGCCACCACTTACGCTTGCAGTCCTTATAGGTTTGAACTTCAGAGTTGGAAATCTTTATAGGCTCTGTCATAGTTTTCCTGCCTTATCATCTTTAAGTAAGCTAAGTAGCTTGTCTTTGTCACGAACAATTTGTTCGAAGTTGTCTGCCTTGGTTTCAAGAACTTGAATCACCCGTTCCTCAATAGTTCCTTCAGTAACATAGTCTGTCACAATAATTGAGTCATGAATTTCTGATCCAATACGATGTACACGATCCAAGGCCTGCTTGTGATCAACAAGTGACCATGGACGTTGCAACATGATTAGGCGACGTGCGGCAGTTAGTGTAATACCAACTCCACCTGCCTGGGCTGTAAAAAGAATCCACTTGATCTTGCCTGCTTGAAAATCATCAACCGCTTGTTGACGTTCGTCCTCGCTTTGAGCTCCAGTGATAAGACCATGTTGTATATCTTCCTTAGTTAGTGCAGCGCTTAAAAGATAAACTAACTGTCTTGAGACTGCGCATACGGCAACCGAGTCATTTCCAAAATCACCATTTTTTATATCGTCCATCAATGCCTCAACCTTACAAGATGGATCTGCAAGAACAGCTTTAATCTCGCCTGTAGTTTCGTTTGTTGCCATTTCGGCGTATGAACTTGCAAACTGTAAAAGACGAATTGTTTGTGTAAGTGCAGATGGTGCGGTAAGCGCCTCTCCGCCTTCAAGCTCTGCAATCATCATGTCACGCATTTGGTCATAAGCTTTCTTTTGCTTAGTTGACATCTCTACATCGCGACGTTCGAACATCATCTCTGGTAGCCAAGGAAGTACCTTTGCCTTGAGCATACGACGCATGCGTGGATTTATTGCTGCATAAAATTCTTGTTCCATGTGCGGCTTAACACCTAAAACCATCATGCCACCAAAGGCGTTTAGCATGGTATTAACCATTCTGTCAACCCAACGTGTTTTACTTGGCCACTCATTTGGGCTTAGCCAGTGAAGAATTGACCACAGATCT